CTCGCACATCGGCTCATCGACGCCCATATCCACCGAGAACGGCCGGAACTCCGTGATCGTAATGGTGAAACCGAGGTTGGCCGCGAGCGCCACGAAATAGGCGATCGTCAGGGCGCCACGCGCGCCCCACTTCGCCCGCACCGCCGCCTGGCGCTGCTCGATCGACGGGTTCGCCGGCGTGAAAGGATCGGGCAACGAAAGTGACGACTCCCACTCGGCCAGCAGGTTGACCGTCGTGGCCGGGCTCGCGTCGATCAGCACCTGCGCCGCAGCCGCGGTGCTGCGGGTATAGGTCGGCGCCAGCGCCAGCAGCACCCGGGCCAGCATGGACGACGGATCGCGGCGCCAGACGCGGCCCGAGGGCAGCAGCCGCAGCATGGCCTGCTGATAGTCGGCATCGCCGAAGGCGGGGGGCGCCGGCATCAGTCACACGTTACCGTTCCGAGGGTGAAAATATGGCCGGCGGCCGACGTGATCGGCCATGACGACGGCGTGGTGATCGCGAACGACGGCAGCCCGCCAATGGCGGTGATCGCGTCGGAGCAATCGCTCTGCTCGATCGAGGTGTTCGCCAGCGGGCTGTCCTTTTGCTGCAACAGCGCGGCGAGTGCCGCCGAGACCTGCGTCTGCTGCGCGCCCGAGATCCCCGACAGCCCCGCGGTCGTGAACGCCTGCGTCGTGGCCTGCGGCGCGACGGCATAGACGATCGGCGTCACGGGCCGCAGCGGGTAGAGGTAATTCGCCAAGTTGAGCTGATCGCCGGTCGCAGGTGTGTCGCGGACCTCCAGCGTCGCCACGCCGTTCGAGCCCTGCGGAAATCCGCCATAGGCGCTCTCGGCCGCGTCCATCATGAAGAAGACCGAGACGGTGCCCAGCCCGGCGCTGTTCGTGGACCATGCGCGGGTGACGCCGGGCACCTGCAGCGACCAGGTCACATAGTCGGCGCTGTTGCCGCCGTGCGGCGGGGCGCCATAGCTCTCCAGCATGCGGGTCCCCAGCGGCCCGTCCAGCTCGAGGTCCGTGCCGCCGGTGATCGCCGCCGTCGCCGCGCCGATGGAGGGGATGCCGGCGATCACGGTGCCGAGCGTCAGCGGTGTGCCGCTGTCGGTGTTGCCGTTCGACCCCGCGACCACGGCAATCACCGTCACCGAGACCGTGCCGCCCTCTCCGACCGTCGCGGCGGCCGCGGTGACATACTGCGTGCCGTCGCCGCGCGAGCACATCGTTCCGACCAGCAGCGGCGTGTTCACCACCGCGCCGGTCCAGGCCGCCGGGCCTGACGCAAAATCCGGCGCCTCGCGCAAGACGGGTGTCGGCGCCAGCGCGGCCCAGCCTTCGAGATATTCGTCGGTCGATGTGAACGGGGTCGATTGCCGCGAAATCCAGTCGAGGTAGCCGTAATGCAGGTTCGCCAGGCCGGCCTGCACCCAGGCGAGCACGCGCAGCACGGCCCGGCGCAGGAAGCCGTCTGCGTTGGGCAAATCCGATGCGGTGATGTCCTGCATCGCCCCGCTGCGCAGCGAGGTGAGGGTCGGCCTTGGAAATGGCACGGATCAGGTTTCCTGCGACCAGGCGTAGCTGTAGACATTCGCGACACCATTGGCCGTGATGCTCACGCTCGCGCCGACGCCGCCCGAGCTGGTGAAAAACGCGGCCGCCTCGACTGCCGACGCGACCCCGTCGGTAATCATCCAGCCCAGGCTCTTGATGATCTGGTCGCGCAGCCAATTGAGCGTCGCCTGGGTGCGCGGCATGTTGAACACCTGGTAGATCTTCGACCCGATCCGGTCATCCGGGATCGCGGTCAGCGCCGGGTCTTCCAGCGCCGCATAGGTGTCGATCCAGCAACCATGCGGATCGGCGTCGAACACAATGTCGCCGGGATCGACCTGCGCGTCGGTGAACAGCGAGATCAGCACCGCTGTTTCGAGGTCGTGCCCCAACTCCAGCCCGGCGCCGAGCATGTTGAGATCGCCCGTTCCCGTGGACGGGTCCCAGACTATGCGGATGTCGCCCATCAGGTGCCCGCCGTTGGTGCGTTGGTCGGGACCTCGGTGTCGCCGTGGCTGTCGTCGCCCTGGGCGTGCTTGTGCGTCTGCACGCCGACCTGGTCGGCCCCGCCGTAGCCGGCGATCACCGCGCCGGTGACGTGAAGGTCGCCGTTCACCGTCATGGGCTTACCGGCGCAATTCACCGCCGGGCCGGTCTCCGTCAGCCAGAAATTGGCGCCGCGGATGTCGTAGAGCGCGGAGTCGCCAACCCCCAGGCCGCGCAGCCGATAGGTCTGGTGTCCGCTCGCGATCACCAGCGCCTTCGACCGGTCGCCGTCGAGAAACGCCAGGTGCATGTCCGTCGAAATCGGCGGAGAGCCGGTGACGCCAAATCCGTAGAGTAGCGGCACGTTGTCGGCCGCCGAGATCGCGTCGAGCTGGACCTGCACGGTCTGCACCGGGCCAAGGTCGTTGACGACGAGAGTCGACCGACCGAGGGCGAAGGGCGAACCGCGGCGCCGCGCCAACGTATCGACCAACCGTTCCAGCGCGGCGACCCTCGCCTCCAGCATCGCGGACATCAGGCGCGGCCTCCGGTCAGTTGGGCGGCGGATTGGTTGATGGCGGCGCCGGGGCCTGCGAGGTCTGCGGCGAAAGGGCGAGCTCGGCGTCGAACAGGTTCAGCGGGTTCGGGTCGGGCGTGAACGCATCCTGCGGCATCAGCACCGCGTCGGCGTGCGTGCCCGACATATCCTTGCGGAAGGTCACCGTGCCGATGACCCATTTCGCGTCCACGATGTCGGCCTCCGGCGCCTCGATCGGCGCCAGCCGGTTCGGCGTCCACAGCGCACCCTTGCTGTCGCGCCAGGAGTCGCAGGTGATCGACGCGGCCTGGCTACGGCCGATGCGTCGCGCGCACTCCCAATTGGCACGCTGCTTGGCGATGACGTCGTTTTGGACGGTGGACAACGCCGCGCCCGGCGCCGGGGCAACCTGCTCCGAGACGATGATCTTCAGGCGATATTCGCCGAGGGCCTTGTCCGCGTCATTGACTGCCCGGCGGTTGGCAAGGTCGGCGAGGTCGGACGTCTGGTCGACGCCGGACCAGACGACCAGGTATTCCGAGAACCGCCCATCGACCGACCGCTCCGCGCTGATTGCCTCGATGTTGCCTGGCAGCGTAAACCCGGAGGCATGCGAGAGCGTGCCGACGCGATCCAGCACCAGGCGCCCGAATTCGTCCTCGTAGACCAGATAGCCGGCATAGCGGGCGACGCTCTCGATGATTTGGTACGACGTGTCGCCGAGGCTGCTGAAACCCCCGAGGATCGGCACCCCCAGGTCAGCCACCGCCGACAATGCCGTGATCCCGTACGCGTTGCAAAGCGTCTGAGCCAGGGTGAGCGTGTTCGGAGCGATCAGCGAACCGCCCTTGACATCCGGCGGCTTGGCGAAGTTGGCCGAGCAGTCTACGAGGTTCCGCGTTTTCCCACGCCCGGCGATCGTGACCTGGTGATTATGCGCGTCGATCGGGATCGTGCGCCGGTCGATCCATCCGGTGATGACCAGGTCGGACCCGATATAGATCAGGCACGACTGCCCCGGCCTCGTGCCCGCCAAAGCGGCGCCCTGCAAGAATTCGGCGCTCGCGGTGAGCGCCCAGGAATTCGGTATCGTCTCGCAAGATCGCGTGATGCTGACCGTCTGCCAGCCCTGGAATTGCTGCGACCCCGTCTGAATCGTTACGTCATCCACGCCCGACGCGAGGAATGCTGCCATCGGATTGCTGCCCGCCATCTACGTGAATATGCGAATCGCTCGGGCGCCGCCGGCGCGTGGTTCGCGCCGCGACCGTCCCCTATCGGGCCTGCTGCCCGGTCAGCTTAGTTGGTAGCGCGCGCCTTGCGCCCGACCGGCCGTTTCGGGCTGGCCCGATGCGCGGCCAGGCCGAGCGTGACCAGCTCGCGCAGCGCCGCCGACTCGGATGGCAGGCGCTGCTCGAAGCGGAATTCCTCCACCGCCGCCGCCACGTCGTCATCGAGACAGAGCTGCTTGCGGTTCGGTGCGGTTTTCGGTCTGGCCATGCGCACGGCCTAGCACGAACAAATCCGGTTTGTCAGTAAAATACTTCTTGTCCCGTCGTTGCTTATGTGCAATAGTTAGCCATGTCGGAAATCACTCCCCCCGTCGCACTGAACCCGGAAAAACCCCTCTGGTTGCAGCACGTCATCGAGGACCTCGACAGCCCCGACGAACACACAGCCTTCATCGCGCGCGCGTGGCTGCGCCTGGTCATCAAACGCCAGACTCAGGACCGCGTGCGCCACGCGATGACCGTGCAAACCGCCAGCAGCTTCATCCCAACTGGAGAAATCCGATGATCGGCTATCGCATCTTCCGCTTCGTCCTCGCCCTCGCGCCGGGCCTGGGCGCGATCGTTGTCTACCTGACCATCCGCGCCGCCTGCGCCGGCATCTGATCCGATGACCCGCGCCGCCGACGTGCCCTTCACGGCCTACGAGACCAAGGTCTCGGCGGAGCTTCTCGACTGTGCCATCGAGATCGGCCCGACCGACCCGAGGGCGGCCGTCTTCCGGGAGATCCGGACCAAGCTGCGCCACGCCGACGCCGGCTCGATCCCGCTCCGCGAATTGGAAATCCGCGCGTTCGCGGTGCTGCTCGACTGCGCCGGCCACCACGACTATGCGGCCGCCACTCACCGGGCGATGACGCGGATCTACGTCAAACTGCGCCACGCCGAGCTGACCGAGGACGCCCCGGTCAGGTGACAGTGATCGCGGCTGATACGAGGGCGCCGATCGTGACCCCGCCGCTGGTTTGAATGATGCCGAAGATATACCACGTTCCGGCGGTGGCCGGTGCAGACAGGTATTCTCCGAACCCGTCCGCTCCATAGGTGCCGCCGGCCGTGCCGGCGGCAACCGGACCAAGCAATCCACTGGTCGGCACGGGCGCGGCCGTCGGGGCATAGGCAAAATAACCGTTCGCCCCAGCGGGCGGTGCAGTGCTCGAAAACACCATCAATCCGCCGCCGGTGCCAGGCCACGTCCCGCCATGAACCACGGGACCCGTTGGCGCCCAGGTGCCGAACGCCACGGCGAGCGTATAGGTGCTTGCCGTCGTGCTGGCCGACCACGCCCCGGGCGAGCTGGGCGATGCGTTGGTGCCCTGCACCTGCACGTCGTAGGACGTGGCGGCGGTCAGCCCGGTCAGCACCACGCCGGACGCGACGCCGGTGACCAACGTCCAAGAGTTCGCCGCATGCACGCTGTATTGCAGGTTGTAGCCGGACGCTGCTCCGTGTGCGCTATCGACCGCCGACGCTGCCCAGGTCACCGCCAGTTTCGTCGTCGTGCCGTCGCCGACCGGCGCGACGCTGCCGATCGCCGGAGCGTTTGGCGCGGCCAAGGGGGCAGCGCCGGCGGAAAGATGCCCCAGCAGCAGGTTCCGCAGGTGCGGCATCAGTTGCTGACCACGGGAGTCAGTGTGAAGGTCTGTCCGCTGGTCGGGGTCAGCGACCCGCTCGACGTATACTGCAGGTCCCAATAGACGGCAGAGCCGGACGCCAGCTTCACCCATAACGCGCTGCCGGCCGCCGGGGTGCCGACGCCGGCGGCGCCGTCGCCGAACTGGGCCAACGTGACATTCATCGAGCCGAGGTAACCCGCCGCCCCGGTCGCTACCGCATAGGCCCCACCGTCGCCGTTGGTATAGGTCGGCGCGGCCGACCAGAATCGTACGGCCGCAACCACGGCACCCCACCCGGTCGTGACGTTGGTCGTCAGGATGATCTCCGGGATGGCGGCGGCGCCGCCCGCGTTGGCGATCGCGAACGACGGCACGACCACCGATCCGGCCGTGGTGCTGCTGGCGATCAGTTCGTTTTGCGCATAGGCCGTGGTGTTCGCCGGCCGCGTCAGGGTCGAACTCGGTCCGGTGACCAGCGGCGACAGCGGAGCGCCAACCGGGAACGGATGGGCCGCACTGACGTCGTTGCCCGCCCCGTCCTGCTGCTGCGAGCGCAGGCCGCCGCTTGGCGTGAGGCTGCCAAAATCGGTTGCCCCGACCAGAAGCGTCGGGGGAGAGGTTGAAACGATGCCTTCCATGGAATTTCCTCGGCGGCTCGGCCGCTATGTGACGGTGATGGCGGATGAAACCAGGGCGCCGATAGTCGTTCCCGAACCATTTTGCAGGATGCCGAAAACGTACCAGGTTCCGGCCGTCGCAGGTGGGCTCAGATACTCGCCGAACCCGTCGGCACCATAGCTGCCGCCGCCGGTCCCGCCGGAAACCGGGCCTATCAACCCGGAAGTCGGCACCGGTGCCGTGGATGCGGAATAGGCGAAATAACCGACCGTTCCGCCCGGCGGAGTGGTGCCCGAAACCAAATTCAGTCCGCCGCTGGGCCAAGAGCCAGAATGGGAAACGGGCGTGGTGGGAGCCAGGTTTCCAAATGTGACGGCCAGGCTGTACGTGCTTGCCGTCGTGGCCGCCGACCACGATGACGGCGATGTCGTGGATCCATTGGTGCCCTCGACCTCCACGTCGTAGGACGTGCCCGCCGACAGCCCGGTGATCGCCGCGCCGCTGCTCACGCTGGAAACGGTTGTCCAGGAACCGGCCGAATGCACGCTGTAGCGCAGGTTGTAGCCCGTCGCCGCGTCATGCGTGCCGTCGATCGCCGACGCCGTCCAGGTGACCGACAGCTTGCTGGTGGTGCCGTCCGGCACCGGCGCGACGGCCACACCCGAGGGCGCGTTCGGCGGGGCATAGTCGGTGGTCAGCGTCGTCGTCGCCGGCGAGGCGTCGGTGCCGCCGCTGTTCACCGCATCGACCGCGAAGCCATACAGCGAGTCATGCGATAGGCCCGACACCGTGGCGCCGGTGCCGGTGACGCCGCTGTGCGCGACGGTCCACGATCCGGTGTTGTTCAACCGGTAGCTGACCGTGTAGCTCCCCGCCGCGTCGTGCGTTCCATCCGTGGCCGAAGCGGTCCAGGACAGCGCGACCGCGCTATAGGCCGGCGAGCCGGCGGAAGCCGCGAGGCTGGTCGGCGCGTTCGGCGCGTTCGCGATCGTCGTGCCGGTGGCGATCGCCGAGGCTGACCCGACGCCGGCGGCGTTGCTCGCCAGCACCTGGAAATCGTAGGCGGTGATGCTCGCCAGCCCGGTGACGACATATCCGGTCGCGGCGGAGGGCACCGTGCCGGCGGTCGACCAGATGCCTTCGCCGCTCGGGCTGACCTGCACGATGTAGTTTGCCGCCAGGCCGCCCGCCGTCGCCGCCGACCACGACAGCACCGCGGTTGACCCCGTCGTGCTGACCACCGCCAGGTCCAGCGGCGCGTCGGGATAGGCCAGATGGTAGACCCCGACATTCGGCACGGGCGCGATCAGCACGCCGCCGCCCGGATTCGGCGCCGTCGCATAGGCCGGATTGACCGTCGGCCCGGTGCCCGACGCCAGCGCCTGGAAGGTCACCGGGCAGAACGCCGGATGAATCGCGCCGGATTCCGCCGCGATCTCATCCGCACGGCTCGCATCGCAATAGAGGTACTGGGCCAGCGCCAGCGACGGCAGCGGAAGCTGCATGCGCACCGTCACCACGCTCGGCAGGCTCGCGCCGCGCACCGTCAGGTCCTGCACCACCGCGGCGCGCAGCGCCTTCAACGCAAGATAGCTCGCGTCCTCGCCGGCATCGCCGGCGGCGGTGATCTCGCCATCGAGCGCGGCGGCAAGCACCACGCGCAGCGCCGCCGCGTCGTTGTAGCTGACCGGCTGATACGACGCCGAGGCGCGCGCCAGGCTGACCAGCACGGCCCGCCGGCAAGCCGCCGCCATCGCGTCGCGCATCGCCGCCATCGCCGCGCCGACGCCGACGCTGCCGCCGGCGCTGTCCGTGAAGGTGAAGCCGGCGAGCGCCAGCAGCACCTGCACCTGGTCGGCGGGATCCGTGATGCCGGCCCGCACGGCCTCTACCAGCGCCGCCAGGGCGTCGATCATGTCGGTGCTGGCTGAATACGTCCCCGCGGCCGTGGCGCCACCGGTGACCGCCTGGGCCAGCGCGGCGCGCTGATTGGCGAGCTGCGCCTGCAGCGTGGCAACCGTGGTGCCGATCGGCAGCATCACCGTCGCCGAGCCCGCGCCATAGCGGCCGTATGTCGTGTTGGCGTCCGGCGGCGGCAGCGCGGTCGCCATGCCGACGATCGCCGTCGGGTTGGCGCCGGCGGCGGTAGCCGCGACGCCGAAACTCGCCACCACGGTCTGGCCCTCGCCGGTCACCGCCGGTCCCGCCATCGAGGCCGGAATCGCCGTGCCGCCCAGGTCGGTCCCGGCGGCCGTCAGCGCGCTGTCCGCCGCCGCCAGCACCTCGATCGCGGTGGCGATGATCGTGGCGGGGAGGATGCTCCCGCCGTCTTCGATGAATTCCAGCGCGACCTGGATCAGCCGCATTTTTTCGAAGTGGACGGCGGTGCCGCAGGACAGCAGCGCGACCTTTACCGCGCCGAGGGTGGGGTGGATCAGCAGCCCCGACCCTTTTGCCTCGGCGGCATTGTCGAGCAGGAGCTGCATCACCGGCGCGGCGTCGCCGATCAGGTAGCCGGAAAACGAGTAGGTCCGCAGCGAGCGGCCCATGTCTTCCGGCCAGCCGCCATCCCGGAACGGGTACTCGTGGATCGCCCAGCGCCGGCCCTTCTTGACCTGTGCGCCGATGACCTTGAACGGCACCCCGCGAAACGATGCGGCCTGCAGCAGGCCCATGAAGCCGGCCGCGCTGGTCGGCGGCGCGAGCCCGGTGACGTTGGCGAACCCACTCATCGTCCGGCGAACGCCATGCCGGTATCGACGCGCGGCGCGGTGGCGACGGCCGCTCCCGACGCGGTCGCGGTCGCCGTCGTGCCGGCTGGCGCGCCGTGCAGGTGCACATCGACCTGGACGCGGCCGAGGTTGCCGGCCAGAAGCTGGTTGAACTGGCCTTGCGTCTCCTGCGCCTGGCTGCCGCCCGGTAGGCTCGGCCACCGGCCGCGCAGCGCCCCAGCGATACCGGCCTCATGGCCGCCTTCGAGCAGGTCCGCCCCGAGGTTGCGGTGCGCGTTCTGGGTATAGGTCCGGTTGGCGAGCCACCACGCGGCCTTGTCCTGGCTGGCCGGTGAAAAGTCCGTCAGGCCGAGTGCCGCGGCGGCTTCCTTCCACGTATCGCTGGTGAACTGATACTTTCCCGAGGCCGTGCTCGTGCCGCCGCGACCCACATAGTCGGGGAAGCTGCCATAGCCGGCAAACAATGCGCCGCCGTTCTTGACGTTGTAGAGCCCGTGCGATTCCGGCGCTGCAATGGTGTCGAGCAGCGCCTGCTTCAAAGGCGTCAGCGTGCCTCCAGGGGGGGACTGCCGATCTGACGCGGGAGGGCCTTCGCCCGGCGAGTTCCCGATCACCTGACCCTGCGGCCCGGTCGGCATCCCGCGTTCCCGGCGAAGTCGGTCGAGCTCGGCGTCCGCGCCCTCATTCAGCCCGGTGATTCGCGTTCCGTAATAGAGCGCCTCCTCGCCGAAGGCGGCTTCGAGTGGCAGGCGCAGCAGCGCGGGTACGTACCTCAGCGCCTTCTTCACGACCCAGCCAGCCGCAGCGGTAAATGTGACCGTCGCGAGGCCCTCAAGAAGCGCGTTATGTTTCTCGATCCACTGCGAGGTGATGTTCAGCATTTTGGTCGCGGTGCCGGACCAGTGATCGACCATGCGATTTTCGACGCCCTCGATCGCCAGACCCATCTCGACCCAGGCCGACTTCATTTTTACGCCGTCCGCCGCCATCCCGTCGGTCAGCGCGGCGCCGGTCCGATCCGCCCGCTGGAGAAATTCGTCCAGTCCTTTCTGGCCCTTCTCCAGCAGCGGCAGCAGGTCGGTATCCACGCCAACAACGGACAGCGCGCGCCCGGCCGTAGACCTGTCGGCATAGGTGGCCGCCTTGTCCGCCAACCTGCCGAGCAAGTCCTCCGCCTTCGCAATATGGCCCTCTTTATCCCTCCACGCCTCGTTAGGACCGAAGACCGAATTCATATACATCTGCGCGTTGGCGTCGTGGTTGTAGAACGCCGCGTGGATCGTGTCCGTCAGCCCCCCCATGCTTTTATTCAGCGCCTCGGTCGAACCGCCCGCCAGCAGGTTGGCTTTTTGCAGCCGGCTCAGCGTATGGACCGGCATGTTCAACGCATCGGCGGTTTTGCTGATCGAGTTCCCGGCATCAGCCCACTTCCGGCTCAGCTCCATGACCCCGGCGAGGCTGGCTGCCCCGGTAATTCCCGCCATCGGGCCGGCCAGGCGTTCCGCCGCCCGCGCCGCGCCGAGCACGCGATCGCCGAGCGTTGCCATCCCCTCAGCCGCCCGGTTGATCCCGGTGACCTCGCCGAACTTCGCCAGGCTCTTGTTGAACCGCTCCGCCGGAGCGTTCAACGCCGCGATGCGTTTGTTGATCGCATCGAGGCCGGCGCTCGCGCCATCCTGGATGCCGATGCCGATTGCGAACCCGGCCGACTTACCCGCCACGTTCGCGCTCCATCACACCCGGAATCAGGCTGGCCCAGCGCATCAGCGCCGGCACCTTCAACGCCAGTGCCCAGCGCAACCCTTCGCCATAGAAACGACCGACGCGGGCGGCCAGAATCTCCAGCTCGCCGGACTGGCCGAGCCAGATCAGGAAGGAACCGCTTCCGCCGTCGCCCCAGGCTCCGCCGCCTTCGCTGCCTCGGGCGCCGCTTCGGCTTTCGCTTCCGCCGCGCGCGCTTCCCGGCGGGCGGTCCGCCACGCCTCCAAAGGGTCGGGGGCGGGCACCCCCGCGAATTCATCCATGTAATCGGAGATCTGCAGGTTGAGCCATTGCGGCTGCCTCCGGATCACCTCGTACGGCACCTGCTCGACCGAAGCCGCCGAGATCATGCGCAGGGTGCTCTCCAGGCCGGATGTGCCTTGCACCGCGGTGGCCTTCAACACGTCCTCGCTGGTCGGCGCGCCGACAGTGACGGTGGTGTACGCCAGGCCGCCGTGCATGATCGCCTGCCCCGGCTTGTCCTTGTTGCGCAGCGTCCAGGTCACCGACGCCGGCGGCTCCTTCCACGCCGTCATGAGCTGGCTCCCGGCGGAATTTCAAGGATCGTCCCGGCGACGCCCTCGAAACGGAAATCGAACCCGGCGTCGGCGCCATTCACGTTCGGCCGCCCGACATACCAGAGGCCGTGCCCGACGATCTGCTTGCCGTTGGCGAGCAGGAACACCACGGTCGCGTTCGACATCCCGGTGAACGACGTGACGCTGTTCGCGGCAGTGTCGCGGAACTTGCCGGACATATAGGGCGCGACCGGCTTCTGATCGTAGCCGTCAACGCCGGACAGGCTGCTGACCGTCGTGTTCTCGACGTTCGCCGGGTCCCACGCAAACTCAACGACCGAGATCGCGCTGCCGTTCACGCTCGCCGCGGTAATCCCGGAGAGCCGCCGGTTGGTCGGCGTGCTCGGTGCCAAAGTGGCTGACATGAATCGCTCCTTATGTGCTCTGCTGGAATTGGATCAGGATGCCGACGTTGATGACCTGGTCGGAGAAGTCGATCGGCAGATACATCAGCACCTGACCCTTGGTGCCCGGCGTGGGGTAGGCGTTCTGTGCGAACTTCAACGGGTTTTGCACGATGAAGATGCTGGCCAGGTAGGCGTAGACCGCGACGACGGCCGCCAGCATCGCGTTCGGCGTGGTGGCCGGCGACCCCGGCGCGATCAGCGTGCCGTTGCTCACCAGGATTTTGCCGGGCACGATGAACTGGCTGGTGACCTGTGCGGCAATGTAACGAGCCGCATACATCGCCTGGAACATGAGATTGGTGTTCAGCCACGAGTTGTCCGGCTGGCCGCTCGCGTTGCTTTGGTACGTGGTGATCGAGCGGTCGATCTGGCACACCCCCGCCGCGCTGACCGTGAAGGTGCTCATTCCGTCGAACAGCAACGTGTTGCGCTCGCCGGGCGTGTCCTGCGAGGCGATCGGCGGCGGCAGCAGGTTGAGCTGCTGGGTCGCGACGCCCTGCGCCGGGTTGACCCGCAACCTGACGACGTGCGCCGCGCACCAATCCGACGCCTCCAGCCACGCCGGCGTCGGGCTGTCGTAGAAGCCCAGGATGCTCGCGTGCTGGTCGTTGCGCCCGGTGCCGAAGCTGGTTCGGTTGGAGAGTGTCCCCCGGTAGGCCGCGAAGACGTGCCCATATTGCATCTGCTCCGCCGACCAGCGGCCGGAGGCATCCGACAGGAACGCCTGGAAGGAGTTGAGGCTGGTGGTGTCGGTGTACGGCAGGTCGATGTAATCGAAGAGCTGCACGCCGAGGTTGGCCTGCAGCGTGGTCAGGGTTGGGTTGGTCGCGCCGCCGGTGAAGGCCACGATGGTGATGCCGACGCCCGCCGGCGTGACCTCGCCATTCTGCGCGCCGTGATAGTTGAACCGGATGTCGATGTCGTTCTGTGCGAGGCCCTTGTGCAGCGCGGTCAGATCGACCTCGTAGGCGTTCGTTCCGTCAATGGCCGCGGTGCACGAAACCCCGGTCGCGGCGGTGATCGCGGCGACGGTGTTGGTCGCCATGACGGTCGCCGCGTCGCCGGCGTTCACCGCCACCGGGATCGACACGCCCATCAGGTACAGCGCCAGCGTGCCGGCCGCGGTCGCCGGGCCGGTGAAGCTGATGCTGCCGGCTGCTTTCGTGCCGCCGCTCGCATCGGCCACCGGGCCGAGCCACGCCTCCCCATAGGGGTCCATCAGGCGATAGCTGGCGTACTTCAGCGCCAGCATGGAGTTGACGCCGCACAGGCCGTTTACCTGTGCCTGGCTATACGCCTGGACCGCGATATTCGGGGTCGCGGTTCCGGAGCTGGTGATCTGCCCGACAATCAACGCCCGCTGGAATTGCGTCGCGGTGTTGGCCTGGCTGGCGTTGAACTCGGCATTGACGCCGGACGGGCGCCACATGGTCGAGGGGAAGTATTCGAAGCCGAGGGCCGCGCTCATGGCTTGATCTCCGCCAGGTATTCGTCACGGGTGAGAAGCGGCGCCGCCGGGTCGCGCTCGTGCTCGGCCGCGGCGACGGCGAAGCCTTCGACGGCCGGACCGGATGGCGGATCGAGCGCCGGCAGCCGCGCCCATTCGGCCGCGGTCAGCCGAAGCGGTTCGCCCGCGACGTGCTCGAGCTGGCCGGCGGCTGCCGGCGGCTGCCATACGAAGGCGTCGGCAGCGGCACGCGCGGCGACCGGATCGACCACCGGTGGAACCACGACGACGGCCGCGGCCAGCCGAGGCGCGGGCGCAGGCGGGGCTGGCGGTTCGGCCAGCACCACGTCGCCATCGCGCACGCGGCGGTGCCAGAAGGTTGTCTCGGACACGTTCTCGCCCTGCGGCGACAACAGCCGCTTGTTCGGGCCGCGCACGATCAAGGGAACGGCAGGATCATCCTGCCGGTGTCCCGGTTTGACGAACATTGTTACCTCGGAATGTAAGAACCGGCCGCGGGCGCTCGGCCGCGCGGACTGATTCGGGATTGCGCCCGGCGCCGGCGCCTACGGCGAGTGGTGCAAAAGCACGTTGATCAACATCGTGATGATCGAGCCGGCCAGGCCGGCGCCGGTCGCGATCATGGCCGAGTCGAACCTCGACATGACCTGGGCTTGGCCTCGCTGCTGGTTCACCAGCTCGGCCAGCGTTTCAACCGCGCTGACCAGTTTCTCCGTCGAACGAGCGAGGGTCTGCACCAACGTCTCGACCACCGCGACGCGCTCGCGCACCATCGTAATTTCGTCGGGCATGCTTCCCTCCCCTCCCCTCACGTCGAGCTATCGCTGAGCTGGATCGGCGTGTCGGTCGCCTGCACGGGCAGGTTCCAATCCCAGCCGCTGCCCAGGTCCGCGCCGATGTCCCAACCGGCCGGCCGCGCCACCGTCGCCGAATTGTCGGTCACCGCGTTGCCGCGAAAAATCCAGGTGTTGCCGTAGGGGTAGAACAGCAGGCATCCCGAGCTGGCCGAGGTCAGCGCGGATCCAAGCGTCACCTGCAGGTGCGTCGCGTCCACGCGCGCGCACGCCGTCGCGGTTCGGACGGTCCCCGGGCTCGCCTCATTGCCGCCGTCCATCACCGCCCAGCCGGCCCCGTTCACCGCCTGCAGCGGCACGATCAGGTCGGTGCCGGCGTTGTGCGCCACGGTGACGATGACCACCGTGTTGCTCTGCCGGTAGGCATGCGTGATCGCCGGCCCGACGCTCGGCACGCCCGACGGTATCGCGGTGATGCTGTCGCCGCCGCTCGATGCCAGGACGGCCCGCGCCATAGGCCCGGCCGCGACCTGGCCCAGCCGCAGGTTGTCGGTCGCGTCCAGGTGATTGTTGTCGCCGGCCACGGTAATCAGGCCGGTGTTCGCGTCCCAGGTCGCGCCGCGCGGGTTGCTGTCCGCCGTCAGAGGCATCGCGCGGACCGCGTTCTGTGCGGAAAGCAACGACGTCGCCGGCATCTCGTTGCGGATCATCAGGATGCCGGGGTTCGTCCAGAACGCGATCGGGTCCCACCAGGCCAGCGGCAGCGACGCGGCCGTGCGGCCGAGCATCGCCCGCACCAGGGCGAGGAAGTTCTGTGCGCCGGCCTGCCAGAACGCACCCTCGCTGTATTCGCGCGTGCTGTCGGTTTCGAACCACGGCCACACGATCGCCGCGATGTCGGCCAGGTCAGCGGCGGACCATTCGGCGAGATACGCCTCGACCGCCAGGCCGTCCGCGCCGAGGCTCCAGCCGCCCGGGTTGGAGCCGTCGCCAGGGTCCGCCAGAAAGGTGCCGCCGATGTAGATCCCGCCGGTGCCGGGCGGCTGGCGGACGTTGTAGATGCCGTGGCCGCCGATCGCGGTGTAGGCCGAGCTGCCTTGGTTGCCGATCACGCCGTAGCTGGCCGCGCCCAGGTGCCAGGCGAGGCCCTGCGCGCACAGGTTCCAAGCGCCATCCGACAGCGAATTGACCGCGTTGCTCTGTCCGATCACCAGGACGTTCACGCCGCGCCGCGCGCCGCACAGCCACCGCGCCGAGGCGGTAATCAGCGTGGTCACCTCGGCCGACGACAACGCCCGTTCCCAGGTCGCCGCCTCATTGAACCAGCATTGCGCCGACCCGGTTGAAGTCGTGTCGGACAGGAAGGTGAGGGTTCCGGCATTGCTGCTCGGCAGAGGATTCGCGACAGCGCTCGCCACCTTGACGCCATCCAGCCACGCATCGACTCCCGTGCCGGCGGTGTAGCGCAGGATGACGTTGTGCGTGTGCCGGCGCGCCATCGTGACCGACAGCACCGACTGCGACGCGCCGGGAAACAGCACGAGGCGTCCGGCGACGACGCTGTCCAGCGCCAGCACCACGGTCGAGGCGATGGTCAGCAGCGCCACCGGATCGGCGTCATAGATCGTTGCAGCGCGCAGGTTCGGGCGGGTCCAGACCAGATATCGGGTCCAGGAGCTGCCCGATCCCATCGAAAGACCGTTCACAGCGAACCCGACGCGCGGATCGAGCAACGGCGCCAGGCCCGCGCCGGCGGCCATCGCGGTGGGGAGGCCCGCCCCGCCCAGCAGGACGTTGATGCGCGGCGCACCCTGCACCGGGATGGTCGGCACCATCGCGCGGCTCGACCCGGACAGGTCGGTCAGGGAAGCCACGGAGCCGCCCGACAGGCTCGCAAGGGGCACGCCGGCCGCGTTCATCATGTTGGCGCCTGCACCGCCATCCCACCATCCAGACAGCCCCGTGATGCTGCCCGGCGTCGCCGAGAGGACCGGGGGAGGCGGTGGCGCAACGCCGCTGGACAGCGGGCTAGCCAGCAATACCTGGCCCGCGCCGAGGCCCTGCGACCTGCCCGGCGTGGCCTGGAAAACGCTCATGTCGCGGTGACGGCGGCCGTGATCGGCGTGCTGTTCTGCATCGTCTGACCGGTCGTCGCGATCACGGCGAACACCGCGTCGCCGCTGCCGTCATAGAAGATCATCCAGCCGTACCAGGTGCCGGCCGACGCCGGCATGTTCGCCGAGTAGGACCCGTAGACCAGGGGGTTCCCGTTGAGGAACGTCATCGCCTCCAACGTCGCCGGCGGATCGACCTGAGTCGCCGACCAGCCGAAGCTCGCGGTTGAAACCGAGGAACTCGTCGTGAAGGTGGCGATCGCCCCCGTCGTGCCGTGCGTCACGGAGGCGCTCGGATAGCCACCCGTGCCCCAATAGGTGAAGGTGCCCAGCGCCGGCCCCGGCGTGCCGGTCGCGGTCGTGCCCGAACCGCTGCCAGCCGCGTTCACCCCGAACACGTTGAACTGGTACTCCAGCCCGGCGATCAGGCCCGCCACGGTGTAGTAGGCGGTCGCAATCCCGCTCGCCGCGGTCGCCCAATTCGAAGAGCCGTCGATGCGATACTGGATCGTGTAGGTTGCGGCGGCGCCGTGCGAACCGTCGATCGCCGGCGCCGTCCACGACAGCGGCACGGTGAAGTTGGTCACAGTGCCAGCGGCGAGCGCGGTCACCGCGTTCGGACCCGCGATCGAGGTGGTCGATGCGGTCACCGTGCTCGATGCCGTGCTGCCGTTGCCGGCCGAGTTCGCCGCCACATAGAAATCGTAGGAGGTGCCGGACGCGAGACCGGTCACCGTGTAGCTGGTCGCGGTCGAGGCCAGGCCGGCCGTCGCCAGCGACCAGGTGCTCCCCGAGTGCAGCTTGTAATAGGCGGAGAAGCCAGAAATCGTGCCGCCGCTCCCCGGCAGGCTCCAGGTCAGCGCCATCGTGCTGCTGGTGGCGGTGCTCGCCGCCAGGTTGGTCGGTGCACCGGGCGCCGCGCTGGCCGCGCCCGTCGATGCCGTGGCCGTCGATGACGCCGTGCCGCTGCCGCCGCTGTTGGTCGCGATCACCTCGAAGTCATACGAAGTCAAGGCCGAAAGGCCGGTCACCGTGAACGGAGATCCGCTGGCGCTGGTCGTCGCCGAACTCCAACTGCCGACCGGGTGCACCGCGTAGTTCACCGTGTAGGCGGTGGGCGTTCCGCCGCTGCCCGGCGCCGTCCAGGACAGCGTCACGGTCGAGGATGTGGCGCCGGAGGCGGCAAGCGCGGTGACCTGGCCCGGCGTGGCTGGCGCGGCGCCGCCGCTGCCGGCCGACAGCGCGGCGAAATTCACCGTGCCGCCGCTATAGGTTGCCGACCAGATCCGCGCGGATTCGCCGGTCGGCAGGACATTCCCCGCGTTGCTGGTGGTGATCCCGGCCCCGAGGGTCACATTCGACCCGCTCACGTTCACCACGTCGCAGACGAAGCCGCTCCCCATCGTGCCGGTCGGCGTGATCGTCACGCCTTGGCTACAGATCAACAGCCGGTTGTTGTGCGTCGAGCCGTCGAGGTTGGTGTTTGCGGTCAGCTCCACCACGGGCTGGTGATAGTCGGGAAGGTGCGACGCTATCAGCGACCAAACCCCGGCAAGGGTCTGCCGCAGCAGCACGTTGCTGCCCTGGCCGCTCGGGAAGGTGTCGGTATCGGAGGCTGGATTGGCCGTCGCCAGCAGGTCGATCGTCTCCGGGTTGAGCAGCGTCTGGAGGGTCACCGCGACGGTGCTGCCCCCTTGGCCGATCGGCACGGTGTCGGTCGATGTCACCGATGAAACCACGTCCAGCGCCGGCACCGACAGCGCGACAGCCGCAAGCTCGGCAGCAGCAGCAGCCGAGCCCTGCGCCGCGACGGAATTCGAAAGCGCGGTGGCCGAGTTCGCCAGCGCCGTTCCTGCCGCTATGAGAGCGGAGGCCGCGTTCGCCTGCACGGTCGCGACATCGGCCGCGAGTGCTTCGTCGCCGGTCGCGATCGTCATTCCCAAACGTCTCCATCATCCCAAGCGAAGCCGCCCCAGACAGCGACCGTGCCGCCGACCGCTTGCTCGGCGACGATCGGCGCTGCGAGCTTGATCGGATCGTCGGGCTGAATTGTCTCGATGACGCTGGTCAGCGGATCGCCGCTCGCCACGAAGCCGTCCGCGTCGGTGATCGTGGCGTCGAAGCTGAACCGGAACATCCAGAACAGCCGGGCGCGGTCGAAATCCAGCAGCTCGCCGCCGGCGTAATACAGGCCGCGCGCGCCGCGGTTCGGGTCGATCAGCCAATTCAGCACCGCGCCGAAAAGCGCGTACTTCATCGCCTCGACCTGGCTGACCGCGGCCTGCCCGCGCCGGTCCGCCGTCGCGTCGAACTCGACAATGATGCCGACGGTCTCGGTGACCACCTGGACGACGCCGTCCATCAGGTCGTTGCTGGCCGCCTCATCCTCCAGCGGGATCACCACGGCGACCGGGTAGGCGAATTTTCCGGTGACGGGGTCCTTGATCGCGACGACCGTCTCGATGCCCTTGTCGAAGTCGGCCGCGCCGCCAATGCGGCGCCCCAGCGCCGGGCAGTATGCCCGGAGCTGCGCGATCACCAGCGAGATGTCCATCAGCCAGGCGGGTGTGCGGGCGCGGTTTCCGAGGCGGGCTCGGCCGGCAGTGCCCGCGGCACCGCGCCGTCCATGACGCCGGCGACGTGGCCGCATTCGATCAGCCGCTGGACGATCAGCATCGCGCGATCCAGGGCCACCTTCTGGTCTGCCCCGAACATGCGCTCGACGCGCGCCAGGAGATCTACCGCCGGATGGATGCGCCGGCCCGCTGCGCGCGGCATCGGAACCAGACCAGGTCTGACCGCCAGCGCCGTCATTTCTTGCCTCGTTGGAATTTCAGGCCGCTCATCACCGCGTCGCGCACCCGGTCGGCCAGGCCGCTCGCGATGACCTGGTCGAGCGCCGGCCCGAGGAACGGGCGTGGCAACAGGACGCGCGTCCGCGAGACCGCGCTACGCTTCATGCGACTCCGCTGCCCGAGAATGTACCCGTATTTGCGGCTTCGTTTCTCAAGACTAACAGTAAAGTTTTCCCACCGCGAGGTGTCGCCGCCGCCGCCCTTCGCGCCGAGCGAGAGAAAATAGGCGTAGTACTCGGAGGCGCGGATCGTTGCGCCCTCACCATCCCGCCACGCGTGGCCCCGAATTGACCGCGCGAGTGCGCCGGTGACGCTGTGCGGCGGCTGGCCCGGCTGCGATGCCCGTTTCCGGGCGCCGGCGCGGATCATCGCCCGCGCTTTGGCCGCAACCTCGGTAGCAGCGGCCCCCATGACCTTGCTGAGCTGCTGCTTGCCCGCGACGATCGTCCAGCCTGGCGGGACTGTGATCCGCAGACCGACGTTGTCATGACCGGAGGAAGCCATCAGGCCGTCATGTCCTCTTTTCCAGCTCGCAATCCATGCGCAGGAACCGCTGGCGGCCGTCGATCGCCATCGTCCGGCGCACCCGGAACCGTTCGACCATTTTGCTTTTGTCGGGCCGGGTTGTGGTGCGGAACACGACGCATGTCGTATCGACCCAATCGAGCCAGCGAATGACGATGCGGTGGGTCAACGGGGTATCGACCTGCTCGGCCGCGTAGAAGGTCACCGTCCCGATCGGCTGCACGTCCGCCCGCACCGGCTGCATCTCCGCCAGGGTTTCCAGGAAGCCCGGGCTGTCCGGGTCCGGCGCCTGTTCGCGGGTCGCCAGCACGACCAACCAGCGCAGCGCGCCGATCCGGACCGCGTTCGGGTCCGGCCCGAGGTTCGGTACAGGCCTGTCCGACATCACGCGGTTGGCACGCGGAATCGCGCGTTGACGCTGGTTTCCTCACCGCCATTCGCGGCCATCGCCGCGCGCGACGCAAAATTGTCGAGTGCGATGCTGGCGCTGATCACCGGTCGTTTCAGCTCGATCGCCTTCTCGACCAGCGCGTTCCACATCGCGGTCTGGACGCCCTTCATGCGGTGCGCCGCCACAACATAGCCGAGCAGGGCGGCAACCTCGTTGGCCCACCCCTGGTCAACCCAGGTGAGGACGCCGATCGGCGTGCCGTCATCGGCAAAGGCGACGATCGCCTTATGGTCCCAGCCGACCGCGCAGCCGCCGTCGCTGATGTGGCCGGCCTCCAGCAGATCGTGCCAGCAGCGGACCGCCAGGCGCAGCGCCGGTGTGTGCGGAATCGAGTCGTAATGCTGGATTTTCACGGGGGGCCCTCCCTACGCGCCGAGGAATTGCAGCCGGGTGCGGTCGAGCAGCCACGTCGCGACCTCGGGCATCGTGCCGCCGGCGTCGCCCCGGTGCTCGTAGAGGAACGCCGCCGTCATCATGATCGCCACAGCGGTCGGCCACGGGACCGCGGCCGCGTTGGCATAGCCCGCGACCATCGACACCTGGACGTGCTGGATCCTGGTGTTGCGCAGCGCAGAGCCGCCGCTCAGCACCGTCTCCGGCCCGATCAGCAGCGTCGCGGGATCAAGCTGCAGGTCCGCCACGTAGCCGATGATCGGCGCCGGCGGCACGATCGGCAGCGTCGCCGCCGCGATCGTCGTGGCGTTCCCCACCCAGTCCAGGATGGTCACCGCAGCGATCGACTGGACCGGCGCGCGCGGCAGCTCCAGCACGCCGCGCAACCGGCCCTGGTCGCGGTCGAGCATGCGTTCCGGCCGCAGCGTCCACAGCAAGGTCTGCGGCAGCAGCGCGCGGCTAAGGTAGCCCTCCGCCATCACCCGCGCCGCCGTCAGGTAGCCCGGCAACAGGGCGTCGTCCGCGTTGCTGTCGATCCGGCAGTGCTGCTTGAACAGCTCGATCGACACCGGCTCCGCGGTCGGCTCGGTTGTCACCGCCAGCGTGGTGCGCATCGCTCGCCCTCTCGACTTTGCGTCCGGGCGACGGCATGTCGCGCGTCAGGTAGCCCTTGCCGATCATCGCAGGGCCGCGTTGATGTCGGAGATCAGCCGCGCCAGGACGCGACCGCGGGACTCGCCCGCGAGATCCTCCGCCTGGTCGGCGTGCGCCGTCGCCAGCACCGCACGGCACCTCACCAGCAGGGCGCGGCTCCCGCGGACCGGCGCCCCTGACGCCGGCGGCGCGGCGCGGGCCAGGCGCAGGACGGCCGGCCCGGCGTGCAGAAAGGCATGGGGAGCAATCACAGCATTTCCGATCGTGTCACGAGGTTGACGATTGCCGCCGCGGCCTGATTGACCGGCGTGCCGGATGTGCCGCTGCGAACCTGCACCATGTTGATTCCCCGCCAAAGATACGAGGGCACATTGAGCGGAATGACGTACTGCCCCGCGCCGGCCTCGATCGTCACCTCGTTGCCCGCGCCGTCGTACAGCTCCTGCCAGGTCGTGCCACCGTCGGGCGAGATCTGAAACGTGAGCGGGGCCGCGGTCCAAACCGCAGGCATCGAGATCCCGACCAGCGTCAATGCGCCAAGCGGGACGGGACCGGACAGCGCAGCGCCCAGCGCGATCGTCGCCGGGTTGAGCGTAATGGCTGCTGAGAGCATGCTAACACCTTGCCCAGTGCAAAAGAGCGAAACCGCGGGGGCCTCGGGCGCGTCGCCCGAGGCCCATCGGCTACTGCCGGTTCATCCAGGTGCGCACGTAATCGGTGGTTAGCGTGCCGACCCCGGTGCCGCTCGCCTTGTAGCAACCGAGGTAGGGCTGCAGGACGGCCAGGGTCCCGGTCGCGGCGAAGCTGATCGTGTTGTCCGCATTCACCCGAACGCCGTCGATGTAGAACGCAACGTCGGCAAGGTTGCTGAGGTCAATCCGGTAGATGTGCCAGTCGGTGGTGCCGACCGTCACGCCGCTGGCGATCGAGGTTGTCGTCACGCCATCGAACGCGGTCACCAGCACCGCGCCGCTCGCCTGCGCGCTGAACATCGCAAAGCAGGTGTTGTTCGCCGGTCCGTCGATCCACACTGAAGCGACGCCCCAATCGGCGCGCGCGACGCCGGTCGGCGTCACCGAAAGCAGCCCGCGGGTCTCGAAGAGAAGGCCCTTGGTGCAGTCGAGGGCGAGGTTGTCGCCCCAGTAGAGGATCGCGTCCTCTTTCTCGCTGGTCGCGGCCAAGGCGCACGCGACCTGTCCGCCGATGGCATTGGCGACGCCAGCGAGCGTCGGAGGCCCGGAGCCTACGATCTTCGCGACAAACGGGCAGCCATCGACGGCGGAGCCGGCCGCCGGAACCGCGACATACGCCTGACCGAGAAAGTCCTCATAGAAGACGATA